AGCAGCACGAAGTACTCGTTCCCAAATCTCTGACTTGATAAAAGCGACCTCGTCCATTACCAAATACGACAAAGACACACCACGCAAAGAGTCTTGGTTGTCGGCTCCTCGAATGAGGATTTTACGACCATTGACTAATGTTATCTCAAGATTGTTGATGTGTGCGGATTTGATGACAGGTTTTCCTAAGTCCATCAACAAGTCCCACATAATCGTTCTAGCTTGTCCTAGGGTTGGTGCAACATACATCACACTAGAACCTTCAGGACAATTCAAACCTTCAATTAACAGCGTTACTGCTGATAATCTACTCTTACCACAACGGCGACCAGCAGCAATTACTTTGAATCGGGTCTGGTCTTTAAATACTGTTTGTTGCCACTTCAGCAGTTTAAAATCAAGATTCATCGATGTCCTTAATGGTTACATCAGTAACATCGTTATCAATGACTTCTTCTGCTTCTATCGTTGGATTTGTTAGTCCGCTGATATTAATTGAAATCTGCGGTGTTCCTCCACCAGTCTTGCCCTCGAAACTAGACAGAGGCAACAATCGTTCTCCACAGAACTTTAGCATTGCTCCCTGTGCAGGGTGTCCATCTTGTAGTGCAGTATGAATAATCTTTTCAATTACGCTGTCGCCATGCGTTGCCAACAGTCTTGCTTTAAACTCTGCTATTCGTGCTGCGTCGCCCGGCGGTCTCCCCACAATGCCGGGATTCTTTTTCTTTGCAATCGCCTTCTTGGTGGGACGACCCCGAACAGGTTTACCATCGACAACTTCTCGTCTAACCAGCTTGGGTCGCTTCTTTTTTAAGACACCACCTTCGTCTGAAGACTGAGCATCTTCGGTAGATAATTGTTTTTCAACTTCTAACATAACGCCTTTTTATCCTTAAAGGAAAGACAAAGTAAGATGTTCGCACACTTACTTAGACAAACAAAAAATTCAAAGCCCTATAGTTACTATAGTATGCTATCGTAAGATTGAGCAGTTCGCTATCAGGGGGGATTTTGGTTTTAATCCCCCTTTGCTACAGTGCGCTATAATAATTCACTGCTTGCAGGGCTTACACGATTCTTTATAGTGTGTTGCTTGAACTTGTAAGGCGATTTTAGCATACTTTTACGATTTTGTCAAGTAATATTTTAACAGTAGGGTTATTAAGACACACTATCACCGTCTGCGACTGTGCGGGTCTGCCTAGACAATATAGGTCTCCGCTGGGGACAACAGCGACCTCCTACGGAGTGAGCATTTACACTGACTCTGTCCCTATTTTATTATCCTTTAGTAATCAATAACATACACCATCATTGACTATGTCCCTTTTTTATCAATTAACATAGGTCTATTTTACTTTTTTATATGCTATGGAGGCTCCGCCAACATAACACAACATAGACTACCCCTCCCCCCTATGTTGTTTCTATGCAACACTAACGAAGTAAGTACTTACTTACATAGCCTTGCACCAATATAGTACTAGGTTAGTGAGTGCTTACTTACTTGTCATCATAGTTAAATACTATTGACCTGTGTTGGTTGATAGCGTGAGTATATGGGGCGATGATGCACCTTTATAGTGCAACATAGACCAATAGGATTAGACTATCAAGATTTATTGTCGATAGCAACAATCAATCAAAACTTAGGGTTTATCCTAATAGACGATACAGTGTCTTAGCCGTTAAACTGTATATACAGTAAACAACAGGAGAGCAAACCATGAAACAAAAGAGCACTAAAGCAAAACAGGAAAGACTAGCAATACTGTCTTTTTACATCACCAAATATTCTGACCTCTGGAACAAATCACCACGCCTAAGCAATTGGGTTAACGAATACAACACGTTAAAGGATTCGATTAGTTACGATGATTGGAAAGCATATTGCGAGAAACACCAATACGATCCATCACACAATGGATACGATTGTTTAGCATAACCTAGGGTTTGTCCCTATTGCGGATCATTAGCGATAGGGATAGACTGTAAACACTTAAACACTTGAAAGGGTTAATTATGTGGCAAACTAAAGTCTTTAAAACTAAAGAATCAATGCAACAATGGATCGCTAAAAACGATCATAAAACCCAATGGCATGAAATATTTATCAATAATGCTTACGGGGTAGAATTCAAACTATTACGAGTAATTTAGTAGTAAACTTAAACAGCAGTATCTTAACTTTAGACAGGAGTATTACAAATGAGAATCAAACCAATAGCGTCAAATATGACAGAGTTGCTACTCAATGATGGTTCACGGGTTTTATTTAGTTATGAGACACCAGTAGCGCACTATAAACCTAGTCAATTTCTGTATCGCACAAGTAGAAAATGGTCAGTAACAACATCAAAGCATATTGGTAAATGGGATATTGCTAAATGGTCAGATATGCCATACTCTGAAATGCCACAGGAATATTTTAATAACTTAGTGAAAGGGGTTTAATCATGTCTAATAAATACAACGGATGGACTAACTACGCTACTTGGCGTGTAAACCTTGAGGTATTTGATGGCATGGATTCGGATGATTTGGGTTGTTTTACCCGATACGAAACACCCGATCAGTCAGATGTTGCGGATTATCTAAAGGATTATGTCGAAGAGATTTTATGCCAAGATTGTGATCCCTCTAGACTTGCTCATTCTTACGCTATGGCATTTGTCAGCGAAGTAAATTGGTATGAGATAGCGCAACACTTTATGGACGCATGGCAGGAACTCATTAACGAAGAAGAAAGGGAAAGGGACAACGAAAATGCTTAAATCTTTACTACTAACAGGCGTATGCCTATATACTTGTTTAACTGCTGTTTATGTTATTGTTTTCTACCTATGAAAGGGGTTTAACATGGTAATCAATGCTAAATATGTGAATTGGTTTGATGAAGAATTAGATTCGTTTTATGGTGATGATAATCAAGGCTTTATACATGGCTTATATGCTTATGATGAAGATGAAGATTTTCCATACCATGTGGAATGGTTTAAGACTGAATCAGAGGCTAGAAAAGCATTACTAACGATATGAAAGGGGTTTGATTATGAAAGATTATCCAACAACGCAATTCTTAAAAGATGCTTTCCCATATGCTTTAGGTTATTGGCAAGGCAGATCGTCAGGCTATTTTGAGAATGGCACTTATGAAAACATGAGCGATTTTCATAAATACTTATATAAGTTAGGATATGATTCAGGAGTGGCAGATTATTGCGAATTAGATGACGATTGCCCGAAGTTTGAACCGGCTAAAGAGGAGATATAGTTATGGCTAAGATTAACCATTTAAAGAAAATAGCTAATATTCTATGGGATCATCATAGCGAAGAAATACAGGAAGAAAAGGACTGGTATTTTGCTTGTAAGCATTGGGAAATTAACTTCACCTTTGACGATGATTCTCAAACAATAGTCGCATACAAGCGCAAAGGGTGTGAAACTGATTGGAGTAATTATATTGTTCTAGTTAGAAAGGTAAGGAAATGGAAAACGATAGTTTAAGTAAGTGCAACATCTGCTCTTGCGATTTCTCGCTAGATAGTGAGGGCGGAATTGATGGCTATATAGGAATCCTGTATTTTGCTTTATGCCCTACTTGTTTATCAGGGGTGCAGGATATGTGCGACCAATTAAGAGAATTTGATAAGGAGATTGACGAATGATTACGAAAGATGAAGTATTAAAAAACGGCTATACAGTTTTACCTAAAGGCGGTTGGATTTATATCAATCCTGAGATAATCCCGCATGATTGGGCTGACATATGCTCGGATTTTGATATTGATCCCGATTCTAAAGGCGCTTATTTATGTATTGTAGGAGTAAAGCAAGATGACTAGATCAGAAATGCAATATGAAATATGGAAAGACCTAGGATACCTTGAGGGTAAGACTGATCCACAATATCAGAAACACTTATGGCGCTTATCTGATGGAGAACTGTTTAACTTATGGCTAAACATTCACAATGCGAGAGAGGCTTATAAAAATGGATAAATTTGACTATTACATGGAGTTTATGTCAATGAGGCTTGATGATCCACAATTTAGGCTTATGTATGGAATAAATGAGTTCGATAAATGGTATTCTGATTTCATGGAGATACTTAACCAAAAACACGGAGAACCTAGCGAAGAAAGGCAATTATGAAAACACTATATTGGTGGGCTTGTTTTTACCTAGTTTTAGCCTATGTTGTCTATCATCTTATGGGAGTGGCTTTATGTTATGCTTGGGAATACCTCTAAAACGCTCTAAAACAGCGTATACGGGGTTTTCTCAGGGTAGTTAAGGGGTAGCCCTATGCTACTATGTTTTAATCGAATAGAGAGGCTTTTATGAATTACAATAATAATCGATATTATGAACCCGAAGACGGGGATTTTGACGAAGATGCTTTTAACGAGTCAATTGATTGCTTAATTGCTAGTGATGGGCAATGTTATTGGGCTGACCCTGATAATTGGGATGAGGCGCTAATGCAATTAGAGCTAGATGAAGACTATAAACCCGATAGCGCACCTGCTGAGGTTATAGACAAGGTTAAGGCTTATTGGTTGGATATGGCTAAGGATATAGCCGAAGGAGATTTCTAAATGAGATGCCAATGTTGCAATGCGTCATTAACTGACTTCGAGGCTACCATAAAGCATGGTATTACCCGAAAGTATATTGAGTTATGCTCAGATTGTCTAAAAACGATTGAGGCTTACATACCGATTCAGGTTAGACAAGACCTAATGAATGAATCAGATACGGCTATGACTGAATCGTTGATTGATGACAATGGGTATATCGATGGTGGGTTAGATTCTGAAGACCCTGAAGACTACTGGACTGATTGGGACAATCGATAATGCACTCGCTTGCGGGTAATATAGGTATCGTTATAGTTAACATAGTCTATATCGTTACTGTGAATATAGATTACTATCAATTAACATAAAGAAACAATCAACGATAGTCTATGTTGTTTAACTATATAGTTATTATACTGCACTTTTGGAATGTTGTCAAGTAGTTTATTTTTGTCTAATGTATTGACTTTTTATGATTGTGTCTTATGATTGGGGTTGTCTTTAACTAACGGGGGTTTTTATGCAATCGCATAACGAAGAAGCAAGATATCATTTCATCTTAATGGATATGGTTGATTTGATTGGGGATTATGGCTATGACAAAGTCATGGACGATTTATCAACGGCGATTGCTGATAAGGTTAATAGGCTTGTTGGTAGAGCAGTAATGGAGGAAATCGATGAATAAGATGGGTATGGAATTGATTACAGACCATGAGCGTTCTGCAAGGTGGAACCATGAACAAAATAATTGGGATGTTACTGATAAGATGGTATTCCAATGGAAGAATAAGACAGAACAGTCACCGAGATTTAGTATTCTGCATGATGCTTTAGATTGGATGATTAAGAGAAACTCATGAAAGACCTTATATTCATTGGGGTATTTGCTTTGGGTTGTTTATGTGGTTGGGTTGCTAATCAAGTGCATTTTGAGCATCATGATTGCATTGATTACTCAGGTAAATCTCAGCGCTATGAGGCTTGGTTAAGCGTTAAGGATGGGATTTATCGTTGCTTTTGGATTGAGAAAGACTACCCACATAGGGTTAGAATACAAGGAATAATTGATGTCAAATGAAAATGGCTATTGCCCAAACTGTAACGCTGATTTAGATGGTGGCTCAATATGGAACCATTTCTTTGAGACGACTAGCTCGGAGGCAGAGGCAGATAAGATTTCTAAATCCTACGGCGCTGACAGAACCCAAGGACAATGGGGTAGGGCTATCGGGATTTACGATATGGAAGTAGATAGAACTGTGGCGTGGAAGTGTCCGGATTGTAATCATCAATGGGGGCGCAAATGAATATTCCTGATAGATGGGTTGTCATTGAGGTTGTGAGCGATAAGACCAAGCTACACCGAGTGTTTGCTTGTTGGTATGGTGGCTGGGCTGGCGCTGACTCTTGGCAACTCAATAGCGGTATCGTAGGCGTTGATGACCAGTCAAACTACTTTGATTTTGAGGGACACTCAGGCTCGGTGTATCGTTGCCATAAAACTAACTATGGCTTACATCTGTATGGTAGCTCAGTGTTAAATAATTTAATTGCGAAATCTAAAGAGAAAGATATTATAATAACTGTATTACCTGAAGACACTAAATGGAAGGAGTTAATTGATGACACAAATGTTACTAGCAGAGATAACCAAACTGAAGGAAGAGAATGAAGAACTACGCAAAGGTATATTCCCAAAAGACTATGTGGTCTTGTGTGTTCATTGTGCAACTGAATTAAAAATATTTGAGGACTGCAACGATGGTATGGAAGTGTCCACCACTAAACCTAGTGAACTGGAACAATCTATGGAAATGGAGAGAAAAGATGACAACTTGGACAAGCGAGGATAGGCAAATATGCGAACAGGATTTAACGAGGCAGGTCTTGGAACTTCAGGACCACTTAGTCAAAACACAAACCGAACTAGTTATGGCACTGGCGGAAGTCGAAGCCCTACGCTGTCAACTTATTACGGCGGAAAGAAGTCAACATTGACTGAGAGCAAATACATTAAGCACATTCCCTGTGAGGCGTGTGGTAGTAGCGATGCAAACAGTTTGTTCGATGATGGACACCAATACTGCTTTGCTTGCGAAACCTATGTCGCAGGTGATGGCACAACCACGAAGGTATCTAAAAAACCAATGAATAAGGAACTTAAATTTTATGACTCTGCTACTTATCTTAGTATCGTTGACCGTAGTATTACTTCGACTACTTGCATAGCATTTGGCGTTAAGCAGGACAATGGCAAACACTATTATCCTTACTATAACCCTGATGGCAGTATGGTTGCTATCAAGACTCGGAGTGTGGAAGACAAAGCATTTAGTGTCGCTGGCGACTTCAAAGACGCTACGCTATTTGGACAGAACTTGTTCGCCAAGTCTGGTCGCTATCTGACTATCTGTGAGGGTGAATTAGACGCTCTAGCGGCTTATCAGATGCAAGGTAGCAAGTACCCTTGCGTGAGTATCCGCAGTGGCGCTAGTGGCGCTCTGAAGGACTGTAAAGCCCAATATGAATGGATTGATTCGTTTGAGAACATTGTCTTAGCGTTCGATGCCGATGAACCCGGACAGAAAGCAGCACAGGCAGTCGCTGAGTTATTCGGTGGCAAAGTTAAAATCATGAAACACAGGACGGGATATAAAGATGCGTGTGATTATCTTGAGAATAACGCTAGTAAAGAATTTGTTGATACTTGGTGGGGTGCTGAGTCTTATATTCCTGATGGGATTGTGCAAGGTAACAGTCTCTGGGACATGGTATCAGCGCCTATTGAGAAGGCTGATTGTGACTACCCGTACGAGGCACTTAATAAGCTCACATACGGCATCCGCAAGGGTGAACTCGTTATGGTCACAGCAGGAAGTGGACTTGGCAAATCACAATTTCTTAGAGAGATTGTATGGCACATACTTAACAAGACAACCGACAACATTGGACTTATGTTTCTTGAAGAGGGAGTCCGCAAAACAGCTCGGTCTCTCATGTCATTAGCAATAAACAAACCGATTCATCTACCTGATGTTGAGGTATCACCGGAGGAGTTAAAAGATGCATTTGATAGAACTTTGGGAAGTGACCGTGTTTATCTGTTTGACCATTTTGGCAGCACTTCTTTGGAAAATATTGTCAACAGAGTGCGATACATGGCTAAGGGTCTTGGCTGTGGTTATGTCTTTCTTGACCATATTAGTATTATTGTCAGCGGCGGTGATGTTGGTGATGAGCGCAAAGCCCTAGATGCTATCATGACCAAGCTACGCATGATTGTGCAAGAGACTGGTATCGGTTTGATTTGTGTCTCGCATCTCAAGCGTAACGAAGGTCGTGGACACGAAGAAGGCGCAGTGACTTCGTTGGCACAGTTGCGTGGCTCAGGCGCTATTGCACAGCTATCAGACATTGTGATAGGATTAGAGCGTAACGGACAGGCAGAAGACCCGATTGAGAGGAACACCACTAGTGTCAGGGTATTAAAGAATCGATTTAGCGGTTACACTGGTAATTGCGGTGCTTTGCTGTATAATGGACAAACCGGAAGAATGTTAGAAATTAAGGACACATTATGAAAGACGATTTAATTGACAAAGCCAAACGATATGCACAAACCGATGAGTATCATGTCACTCGTAAAATCATCACTGATTTATGCACCGAGATTGACAGGCTTAAAGAACTCAATCGTAATGTGTTTAGTAAGATTCAAGACAATCAGGAAGTGTATAAGAACGCTGAACGCTATCTTTGGCTACGCAGTGCATCGTGGGATGTTGACCCTGAGATTGCGGCACCATCTGTGATTCTGTGCAATGGTGATATGACTAAATGGCAGTGGATGTTAGGTCAAGAGATTGATGATGCAATTGATTCGTATTTGAAAAAGGAACAAACATGACTACAAGAACCATTAAACTAGACAGTTTTATCTGGGTTGCTGAGAATGGCAGTATGGAGTATGGATTCTACATTGGTGATGGCGATGACCCTGTTACATTTAAAAGCACATTAAAAGAAGTTGTGCGTCAGACTTTAGAAATGTATTTCGTTGGCGGTGCTATCCATCATGACCACCGTGACGATGTAAAACAATTAATTAAGAGTTTAAAAGCAGCTACAGCACTAGCTGAACACGAACTAGAGAGAATGGGCGATGAGTAAACTACTAAGAATTGGCAACAGGCTTATCAATCCTGAGAATGTTACTTACATCATTGACAGAGAGATTCACTTTAATGATGGCAGTCGTTGGGTGGCAACAGAGCCAGAGATTCAAGACTTATTGGCAATCATGTTTGAGACACCTAGACCAATGGCGGAAGAACCAGTTGTTGCTAAGAAGAAAACAGTTAAGAAGAAATGAGTCTTGAACATTACATTGTTGGAGCCACTGGCATTGGCTATTTAGTTGTCGGTGTGTTACAATTAAGCAAAGGCAGTATGTCTAATGCATTGATTTGGATAGGTTATGCTGCAGCGCAAATAGGACTCTGGATTAATCTTAAATGAGAATCATTCTCGATATTGAAACCAACACAGCACACGATATAATCTGGTGCGTTGTAACTCGTAACATTGATAACGGAGAGGTGAAAGTATGGCAGCATCAAGACGGACTACAAAAGTATTTGGACTCTTGCACTTTGATTATAATGCACAACGGCATAAACTTCGACGGTCCTGTTCTCAAGAAGAATTGGAAGATTACTATGAAAAAGACGAAAGTGTGCGATACGCTAGTATTGGCTAGATTGTTTGACCCTAGTATCGAAAATGGACACTCGCTAGAGGCTTGGGGTAATCGTCTCGGACACTACAAAGCACAGTATAAAAAGATTTGGTCTTGGATGAAAGGTATTACTTTAACGAAAGAGAATGAGAATCTTCCGTTTGACGAACCTATCATGCCTTTACTGATTTGGTATTGCAAGCAAGATACACAAGTAACAAAAGAGTTATACAAATACTTAACTAAGGAGATGGAAAATGATTTCTCAAAAGAGAGCATCACGCTCGAACACGAAGTTGCATTCATCATCGCAGAGCAAGAACGAAGTGGATTCCGATTCGACGAAGTTAAAGCTCTACAATTACTATCTGTTCTTAAAACTAAGTTGGACACTATTTGCATTGAGATGCAAAGGATATTTCCTCCCAAGGTCACATCTGGTCGCACCCACAAAACACATGGAAGACCCCTTTCCGACATCGTGGAAGACTTCAATCCCGGAAGTCGCAAGCAAATCGCCGAAAGGCTCATCGAGAAAGGTTGGAAGCCGAAAAAGCACACCGAAAAAGGTAGCGTCATCGTCGACGAAACCACGCTCGAAGGTCTCGACTTCCCAGAAGCGAAAGCCATCGCTGAGTACTTGATGTTACAAAAGCGGATAGCACAAGTTGAAAGCTGGATTGATGCTATTCAAACTGATGGTCGTGTGCATGGACAGGTCATTACTAACGGCGCAGTCACAGGTCGTATGACACACCACAGCCCTAACATGGCACAGGTACCTAATAGTGGTAGTCCCTATGGTCCTGATTGCAGAGAACTTTGGACAGTTGAGAAAGGATATAGATTAGTTGGCATCGACGCAAGTGGTTTAGAGTTGCGGATGCTGGCTCATTATATGAAAGACGATGCGTATACTACTGAAGTTGTATCAGGCGACATTCACACAGCAAACCAGAAAGCAGCAGGGCTTGAGACAAGGAACCAAGCTAAGACTTTTATCTATGCATTCCTCTATGGTGCGGGAAGTGCCAAGATTGGGTCAATTGTTGGAGGTTCATCGAAAGAAGGACAAGCACTCATTACTAGTTTTCTACGCAACACGCCGAGGCTTAAACAATTGCGGGAAAAGGTTTCTCGTATCTATGCTCAGAAAGCGTGGCTACCGGGTCTTGACGGACGCAAGCTACTCGTTCGCTCAGAGCATTCAGCGCTCAACACGCTATTGCAAGGCGCAGGTGCGATAGCAATGAAACAGGCACTGGTGATATTCAATAAGCGTTTGCGCCAGTCACAGATTGATTATAAGTTCGTAGCCAATGT